ATGAGCGATTTCCAATTTGGCGTGTATGAAGAAGCCAGAGTTCAGGAAAGAAAACTAGAGCTTAGAAATGCGCAAAAAAGAAAAAAGAAAGCCACTTCTAAAGAAGGATTGTTTGATGACACAGTTTCAACTTATCGTATTTTTTCGCGTGCGTTCTGTAACTTTGTTTTCCCACGGCCAGACATCAAGAGACCTTTACCCGGCGATGGGGACATTGAAGCAGCTGTTCTCAAATCAACCGCTGATGAAGATATTTTAGACGCTGTGAGTGCTCAACAAAAAATAGAAAATATTGATGGGCGATATGAAGCGGATGATATTGTTGCTCTTGAAGGGATAGATGATAAAGAAACAAAATCATATGAACAAAGAATTAAATCTGCTTTGGCCATGTTGACTGAAAAAAAAGAACTGTATCTTTCTCCCGAGGCACTTGAAATTTACAGTCCTAAATTCTTGAATATTCTTGAAAATGTTAAAGATGAAGAGCATCAAGGCCTCCATCTTATTTATAGTCAATTTAGAACTTTGGAGGGCATTGGTATTTTAAAGCTCATTTTTGAAGCCAACGGATTTACACAATTTAAAATTAAACAGGTCAATAATAATTGGACGCTCGATATTGCTCCCGAAGATAAAGGTAAACCGACATTTGCCCTATATACTGGCAGTGAAACTCCTCAAGAAAAGGAGATTATCCGTAATATTTTTAATGGAACTTGGAAATATATTCCCAGTAGTTTGGCTGCAGAACTTAACGAAATCTCAAGTAATAATATATTTGGAGAGGTTATTAAATTACTTATGATTACTGCTTCGGGTGCCGAGGGTATTTCATTGCGTAATGTAAGATATGTTCATATTACAGAGCCTTATTGGCACCCAGTTCGCATTGAACAAGTAATTGGTCGTGCAAGACGTATTTGTAGTCATCAAGATCTTCCCGAAGAATTGCGCACTGTTGAAGTTTTCTTATATTTAATGACATTTACCAAATCCCAATTAGATAGTGATAAATCGATTGAAATGCGTCTTAAAGATAAAAGCAAAATTGATAATTTAACACCTATTACTAGTGACGAGGCATTATATGAAATAGCCACACTCAAAGAAGAAGTTACGAGCAAAATTTTACAGGCTGTAAAAGAAGCATCAATTGATTGTTCTTTACATTCAAGCGCCGGTTCAAAAGAACAACTACAATGTTTCTCATTTGGTTCTGTGGACCCCAATAAATTTTCATTTGAACCTTCTATTGCCAATGAAGAATCAGACACTGTCGCCCAATACAATAAAAAAGAAATTATGTGGAAGGGGGTTGAGGTTACTATCGAAGGCATTAAATATGCTCTTAATAAAACGACGAATGAGGTTTACGACTTAGATAGTTATAAACGCGGACAACCGGTTCAGGTAGGAAAATTAATTATTACTGGAACAGGCAAAAATGCTGTTTATAAATTTGAAAAATTATAACTACGTGTTATAACATGATAGGAATTATTATTTTCATCTTTTATTATTATTTTCATCTTTTATAAAATTAATAATAATCGAAAGTTGCTTAAAAATCGAAAGTTGCTTCCATAATTATTTAATCCACCTCGTCAACTACTGGTTCGTGTGTGCTTGTTGGCATTTCATTGGGCATACCTGCGCCCTCCCCATAAATCTTACTCATAATACTAGAACAATGCTGTTCCAGTTCTTTTTTCTTTGATTCATATGTATCAGCATCCTCCTCTTGATGAGAATCTAACCATTCCATACAATTCGTAATTTTGCTATTAACACCATCTATATCATCTTCATTTAGTTTCTCTTTTACTTTTTCATCATCCATAGACTGTTTTACTCCATACATATAACTCTCTAGACCGTTCTTTGATTCAATCCTCTTTTTATTTATTTCGTCTTCATCTTTATATTTCTCGGCGTCATTAACCATCTTCTCAATATCTTCCTGTGAAAGTCTTCCCTTGTCGTTCGTAATAGTAATATTATTTACCTTTCCAGTTGATTTATCCTGGGCTGACACGTTTAAAATACCATCAGCATTTACATCAAAAGTAACCTCAATCTGTGGAACGCCACGAGGAGCAGGTGGAATTCCCGATAACTCAAACTTACCCAGCATATTATTATCTTTTGTCATTGCCCGCTCGCCCTCAAATACCTGAATTAGAACACCCGGTTGATTATCAGCATATGTAGAAAATACCTGTGTTTGTTTTGAAGGGATGGTAGTATTTCGCGTAATCAATCTGGTCATTACCCCGCCAGCTGTTTCTAATCCCAAAGATAGTGGAGCAACATCAATGAGTAGCAATTCGTCGGTTTTTGCGTCACTATGTCCCGCCAAAATAGACGCTTGGACCGCTGCACCATAAGCTACTGCCTCATCCGGATTAATTGTTTTATTCAATTCCTTACCATTAAAAAAACCACTAATTAAACTTTGAATTTTAGGAATTCGCGTTGACCCTCCAACTAAAACAATTTCATTAATACTATTTTTATCCATTTTTGCATCCCTTAGAACTTTTTCAACTGGGTCCAAGCACCCCCTAAATAGGTCGTCACATAGAGCCTCAAACTTTGCACGAGATATTGTTGTATAGAAATCGACACCATCACACAAAGAATCTATTTCTATATTTGCATTAGTAGAAGAAGAAAGTGTTCGTTTCGCTCGTTCACACGCTGTCCGCAAACGCCGCATTGCTTTTTTATTATTACTAATATCTTGTTTATGTTTCCGCTTAAATTCAGTAACCAAATGATTTACCATGCGCGAATCAAAATCTTCGCCACCTAAATGGGTATCACCAGCGGTGGCCTTTACCTCAAAAATCCCATCCTCAATAGAAAGCAATGAAACATCAAATGTTCCTCCTCCCAAATCAAAAATAAGCACATTCTGTTCTCCTTTGCTTCCCTTGTCTAGACCATACGCAATTGCCGCAGCAGTGGGTTCATTGATTATTCGCATAACATTCAGTCCTGCAATTGTTCCGGCATCTCGCGTTGCTTGACGTTGCGAATCATTAAAATATGCTGGCACAGTAATAACCGCATCTTTAACTCCTCCACCCAAATACGCATCTGCAATCTCTTTTAGTTTGACCAAAATCATAGAGGAAATCTCTTCTGGATGAAATGTTTTGTTTTCGTTTTTATAATCAACATTAATCAACGGCTTACCATCATCTCCTCCAACTACTTTAAATGGCCAATGTTTAATATCCTCCTGAATCGCACTATCGGTGATTTTTCTACCAATCAGTCGCTTCGCATCAAAAACCGTATTTGTTGCGTTGAGAGACGCCTGATTTTTCGCGGATTCACCAATAAGTCGTTCAGTATCTGTGAAAGCTACATAAGATGGCATTGTCCGATTTCCTTGGTCGTTTGCAATAATTTCAATATTGCCATTTTGCCAAACACCTACGGCGCTATATGTAGTTCCCAAATCAATACCGATTGCCTTATTCATTATGATAATAAAATTATAGTTGTCTTTTCTTTAATCTATTTTCATATATTTATTATCAGCAAAAACATTTATTATCAGTAACAACCTTATTGTGAATTAAATAGTTTCTGGATTATCAGAAAAATTAATACATTTTAATAGTAAACAACTATCTAGTAATATTTTACGAATAGTAAACATTAAATTCTCCAACGATAAACACGAATTTAATTTATTTTTATGATAATATTTATATACTTTTGCTTTTTCCAATACATCTACCTTGGATATAATTATATGTGTTGTTCCTGATATATTTACTGCTTTAATCAAAAGATCCAAGTTTAAATAATTGACTGTTCTACGTCTTCCAGTTGTGGTGCCATATTCCTCACCAATATCTCCTATTTTCAATAGTTCCTCATTATTTAAAAGCATCGATGGAAAATCCGGATCCAATCCTGCTCGCGTATCATATATTTTGGCAGCTCCATAGATATTTCTAATTAATTGTGGAGGAAAACCCAGACTACACGCATCATATGGTAAGGTGGTACTGCTCGTAATATATGGATAATTACCGTAATTAATATCTAACCAAAATCCTTGTGCTCCCTCGCATAAAATGTTTCCGTATAATTGTTCGTCCCAAATAAATTCACTAAAATAATCCATATAATCTTCAACTCTTTTTCCAGTGCGTCCGTATTTTGCTCTGTAACATGGTGCAATGCCACTCGCTGTAGTTCCTAGACGATCTTTATATTTATTAATATCTTCTTCAATATGCTCTTGTAAAATAACATGGGCTTTTTTGGAAACTTTAATTAAATTTGTATTAAACCCACTGTCCTTCAAATAATTTATTTCTTTTTCAAATGCTTTAATATTCACGACACACCCTGGTCCAATAATTGATTTAATACCAAAAAAAATTCCCGAAGGAATTAGGTGAGTTTTGTATTTTTTCCCATCAACAAACACTGTATGTCCTGCGTTATTTCCTCCAGACCAACGACATACAAAATCATAATCGCCATTTTTACTTAGTTGCGATACAATTTTACCTTTTGCTTCATCACCCCACGCTAAACCACAACAAACATCAACTGCTTTTATTCGTAAGTCTTGGTTCATTACTATATAAATTAAATATATTTCTTTGTTTATTTTTACTTGTTTATTTTTACTTGTTTATTTTTACTTGTTTATTTTTACTTGTTTATTTTTACTTATTTATGTAAATGAATTCCATAAAAATACCCCAGTAGATTTTTTGATGTTGTTGAAAGAATATCAATTGGCGCATCTGGACCCGTAAATGACTCATCCAAAATACGATATCCTTGATTACTTGGATAATTATGTAAATATTTTGTATTTAATTGTTCTAAAGAATCAATCTTGTCTTTAAATCGGTATTCTTCAAGCCATACTGAATTGAAATATTTGCAAAGCTCACTGATAAACGCAGGAATAGAGGTTTTTGTTTCAACCCCATGCTTTTCTAATTCATTAATGTCGTCTTGTGTTACAAACATGATGATGATATTCAATCGATTTTAGTAAAGAACGTTATAATAAAGGTGATGTTAATTATTGTAATAAAAAAACTATTTCAATTTTGTTTAAATTTTCTTTAAATTTTCTTTCCGGTAGGTATAACACATAAAATTGAAATAGTTTTTAAAATTATATATTAGACATTTCCAACCACCAAGAGCATACAAAAGATATAATCCTTCAATTATGGCTAACCAATGTAATTGTCATACTAATACAAATACGCTCTTGTTTGCATTAAAGGAATCCACCGATAAACGTATAGAAAAGTTGTCTACTGACTTTGCTAATATGCATGATATTGTAATTGAAGAAACCAACAAAAAAATAGAAGAAATGAGCGAAAAAATAGACCATCTCACACAATTGTTAATACATGTGCTTTCAAATAAACAATTGTCTGAAGAAAATAATATGCCCAACATTACTGTATCAAGTGAGGTAAATAGTCGCAGAGAATCACTTGATTCAATTCCAGAAGAAGAAGAAAAGGACCTCCTCTACCGCCTCCGTAATCCCCAAGTTGAAGACTTGTTTATAGAATAAAACACAACAAAATAAAACACAAAATAAAACTTTACGTGCGTAATAATTCTAATATCTCTCTTTGTAATGTTTCAATTAGTTCTAATTTAAGATTAGTTTTTTTTATTTCGTTTTTAATATTCAAAATATCGTTAGCTTGAAATTCCATCAAATCATCCGATTTTGGAATAGTTTTAAGTTTCGATAAAAACTGATCACCTGGTTCTTTCTTAGGTGTTTCATTAAATCTCACGGTTTTTTCTTTATCATCATTATCTTTATTTATCCATTCCTCCGCTACTTTTGTATTTTGTTTATCTAACACAATATTTAATTCATTCTCTCTTTTTGATAATGCAGCCTCTAACATTGTATTTATTTCACCACCAATGGGCTTATCTAAATCATCCGAAAAATCAATTTCATCCGGCTGTTTTTTTTTCAATAGTTCATCAAATTCATTTTGTTTTTTCTCCAAATTATTATTAAAGTGTTGAATTTTTCTATCCGATACTTCTTGCGATGTTACTGGTTCAATATTTTTACCTATTGATAGTTGTTTTGAAGATTCTTTATCAGTGTGGACCAAATCCCTGTATTTATTTAAATCTAACATCATTTCACTAATTATCTGTTTATTTAATTGAGTTAATGTATTTGGTGAACTCGTGCTTGATGTTATTTGGATTATTTTTTTTTCAAAATCTCTCTGTACATTCTGTAAATATTGTGATTCTATTCCTTTAAAGACACCACATTCATACATTAAATTCCATAATAATGCCTTGTTTTCTTTATTTGTAAATGAATTTTCGTGACTCATATAGAAATATAATAATTATATTTTTATATTTTTATATTTCTAATTTTTTATATCAATTGGACCGATTAAAATATTCATTTCTTAATTTTTTCATTTTAGCATCAGGAACTCTTTTGTTCATAAATTCTTTAAACCCTTTACAATCTCGTAATAAGGTAATAATTAAATAAAGTGAAAACATACCGCACTCTGTGTTACTTTTTTGATGTTCAAATGGATGGTTTTGATAAAAATTCATTGAAATATTGATTTCTTCTGCTTGTTTAATAACACGATCAACCAATTTCATAATTTCGTCTGGTATTGGGTCACCGTTACTATCAAAATAAAATATGTATCCTTCTTTAATATTTATAAACATTGAAACCCAGTGTGAACCTTCTTTATAATGTGGGTCTAAGTTGAAAATAATACCTATTTTATTTTTCCCTTTTTTTATAAGTTTTTTTAAATTTAATTTACATAATTCTTCCCAAATACATTCACCATAAAGCCTGTGTGTATCAAAATCAATTGGAGACGGTCCAATAAATTCAAAACATTTATATTTTTTTTCATATTGTTTCATTACTCGCTCGATATCCAAACTTGTTAACCATTCGTATGGATCTTTTTCCCACGAAGTAGGTGATTCTGGAGCAAATGTATACGCCATAAGCGATTTTGTTGTATCGTCTTTCATAAAATTCTGTCTTAACCAACATGTTTCCACATTGCAAACATTACTCATATTATCTCTTAAGGTATTCCATATGTCTCTTGGTTCCGTGGACATAATTTTTACATCAGGATGACGAGCATTCCATAAAGTTTTCATTTTATTTAACGCATTGTCACTATAACAAGTATAATCCTTTTCTTCTGCGGATGGACTACACTTTGCCTTTTGGTCTTTTTTTATAGTTTTTGGTTTTTGCGTCATTATATTTATATAATTATAATTATAATATAAATATATTTTTTATTCTTTTTTTATTCTTTTTTTATTCTTTTTTTATTCTTTTTTTATTCTTTTTTTATTCTTTTTTTTATTCTTTTTTTATTCTTTTTTTTAATCCTTTTATCTTAAG